CGCTTAGAAAATTTATTCGTTGAAATTAATGGTGTTTTTATAAATAGTAGTAATTTAGACAAATCAATTAAAAATGCATCATTATTTACAAGAATTTTAGAAATACCATATCAAAATCAATATTTTGAAAATAAGACTATTTTAGGATTAAATGCTAATTTATCTGGAAATGTATTAACATTTACTGATCCAAATATAAATTTATCAACATATGATATATTCTATAAACAAACTATTTTAATTAATAGTTCAATAAATTATATAATTGGTATTACATTACCCAATATACTTGTAATAAATCCTTTAATTCATCCATTAGCAATGACATCAGTAAAAGTATTTTTAGGAAAAAGAAGCGAACAAATATTATCTTGTAATTATTTATTAGATAAATGTAATTATTTACGACCAATTATAGATTTAAATTCATATAATTATTATGATATTTCAAATGAATTAATTTTTAACTATGATGTCTCAAATCAGTTTGTACCTAATATAAATAAAGTGATTTTTAAAGATAATGTAATATGTTCTGATGTATCAAACAATATGTTAAATTTAATAGATTCATATCATATATTATTAGAAAAAACAATTTTCAATCAATATATTAGTTATTTATGTAAAATTAAATTACCAAACAAATTATTAATTATTGGAAATGTTCAAAATTATAACTCCCAGTTCTTTATTGATAAAATATATCCAATTAATTTAAATATAGATAATACTTTTAATTTTATAGATTTAAGAATTATCAAACAACTAATTTTACAAAAATTACCTGAAAATCAGATAATTATGTGGAAAAAATATAATTTAGTATTAAATGGATTAGTAGAGGATACATTAAGTGGATTTCAAGTAGAGATTGATATAACAGGAATTAATTATAATCCTACATTTGAATATTATATTGATAAAACAATCCCATGTAAAATTGTAGAAATTGAAGATGTATATTATTTAAGAACAACAGATTTCATTGAAAATCCAAATTACATTTATTCTAAACATATTAATTATTTAAAAAAATCAAAGAAAAGTACATATGATACAAATATTAATATTAATCCTATCTTTGAAAAAGATTTTGGATTAGAAAGTATACAAATTCCTACTCAATTAACTTTACAATCTAATATTAATTATTTTTATTATACAATTAATAATGATATAACTTATTTAACTAAAAGTGATATAAACTTATCAGCAGGCAATTTAAATTTAAATGTAGTATCTACATACATTGACCAAGTTTATAATAAAAGAACTTTAACTACTAATAATCAAATTATTACTTCTGAATTAAATAATATTTATTTAAATAATTTTAAAACGAATATATTTGATGAAACAACTATTTATTTAGATTCAGTAGGTTCATTATTAAATATATTTAATGATACTATATTTAGATTATCAACTTTATTTAATCCAATTAAATCATGGAATACTTGGTCTTTATTATCAAATCCAGACATTACAAAAGATGTTTTTGTGAAAGGTAATATACAAATGGATGCTTCTGGTAATATTTCATTAGATGGGTCAAATAATTATTATACACAATCTGAAATTAGTGATTTGTCTGGATTTTTACAAGTTTTACCAGATAATAATAATTTACCAAGATTTTTGGTATTATTAGATTTTCAAAATGCATTTTATGAGAATTTACCAAATTTTATCAAATATATTGACTTTTGGTTAAATCCAGTTACTTATATTAATAGATTTTTGATTGACTTAGGTTCTAATATTAAATTTACTGGAACTCAGTTAATATTGGATGGAGTACCTTTAGACAAGTTAGTAATTAATAATCAATTTATTGTTATTGCAACAAATAATACATATGTAATAGTTAGAGATATATCTTTAGTATCAAATGAAATATTTAATCTGGTAAATAATGTTTCTAATAATACTTTGTATGGTGTTACAATTTATGGTGTATTAAATCATATTTTAACTTTATCCCAACAATTTATTGGTTTACAAAACACTGTGATTAATTTTGTTGGCCAATCTAAAAATTTTGGTGATATGTTATTATATATATTTAAAAGTAAATTAGGAGAAGCAATAGATTTTAGAGCAATGAATAATTTTTCAACTTTAGGATTAGATGTATTGACTAACATAATAACTTATAATACAGGATATGATGCCGTTGAATATTTGAAAGATTATCCATTTAATGCAACACAACATATGTTAAATATAGATATCCCATATGATTTAAACTATAGTGTAGATACAAGTTCTGGATTATATCCATATGCTATATTTTTAGAAGATGAGACATATGCATCTCATACTGTATATAATATTGATTTTTTACAAGGTAACCAAATATTAAATAAAATATCTGTTGATAATCCTTTAATTTTCAATAATCAAATACAATTTTATTCCAAAAATAATTTTGATATTAATAATAATTTTAGTATTGATGCTTATAAATCATATGATATTTCATCTGCTATATTTGTTGGATATGTTTATACAGTAAATACTACAATTGATTTCAATTTATTTTTGACCATAAAATATAAAACTATTCAATTAGCAACTTATGATAATTATTTAGTTTTTCCTACTTATATTGATACATTAACTTCATTTATTCAAGCAGAAACTAATGTTGGTGTAAATAATTATGATATATCAGGAAATATTACAACAATAGAATTATTAAAGATAAATCAAACATTTGATGCAAATTCTCCAGATTATTCAATTTATTTTTCATCTAATAATAAGTTTTATAGAATTACAAATATATCAGGTACAACATTAACAGTAAGTGGTATAATAAACAGTTTTATAAATACACAAATAATATTAACAATAAAAGCAACTTCAATAACTTATACAAATTTAATATTATATAAATTGAATTTAGCAGAACCAATAATTAATTATCAATATTATTTTGACCTTAAGAATGTACCTAAGAATTTCTATATTAATGACGATGTTAAAGTAACTGATTTAAAATTTATCGGTGATGATGTACTGGATGTTTTATTAAATAGTGTTGATATATCTACTAATTTTGTGATTCAAAATATAGTTCATTATTCAAAAATTGGTGAATATCCCCCAGAACCAATTCAAAATATGGAGAAAATGGCCTCTTACTTATTTGAATTTAATGATATTCCACCAATTAATAATGCTACCAGTTGTTTTATATATTATGATGCAAGTTATAATAGTCATGAAAATGGTGATGTATTTATTGAAAATTTTATTAAAAATATCAATGATTATGTTTATGTTAGTTCTAATGATGTGATTAAATTTAGTTATAAAACACAAATGGTTTGTGATATATTTATTAGAGATGGAGATATTCATTATCATACATTTGGTGGTGTTCTAAATAAATGGAACATAGCTATATATACTTATACAAATGGATTATTAACATTTGAAATACCTGACTCATTAATATTCAATTCAAAATATTCATATTTAATAAATGATATATTTGTTGATATAAGTAATTTCTTCTTGAAAGGAATATATGTAGAAGTAACAACAAATTTAGATATTTCTGGAACATTTGTATTAACACAAGTAATTATTGAAACAGTTATAGATAAACCAGATAATAATCAATTATGTTCTATTGAATTATTTGATCCATTAGATATTCGTTACGATGGTTATATTCAAACATTAAATAATAATGGGGAAGAAATAGGAGAATATATTTATTTATTGAATATTAAATCAGATTATAAACCATTAGTTTATAATAATACAAACTCATTAGTTTATTTAGAAGATTCAATATTATTTGAAGGGCAAATATTAAATATACCATCTGCTCAAATTATTTATGGACGCGCGTTGGCGATTGGTGGCTATACTATTTATTATTCAAATAATTATGAAGACTGGATACCAGTTGATTATATTACTTGGTTAAATCCAATTCTTACAATAATTTATGTAAATTATAATTTCATTGCAGGAGGCCGTTCTGGTAGTTCTTATCTGATGACTTCTTCAGATGGAATAAACTGGAAAGATAATGAAGCCATAAAACCATTTTTTATAGATCCATATACAGGTGGTTATGTAACATCTTTAGCAACAGATGGTCAAAATATAGTTGCTGTATGTAATCAATTTATTATTAGTGAACCAAGTTTTTTATTATATTCTGTTGATAATTGTAATAGTTGGAATAAATATGAATTAAGTGATTCTGTATATTTTAATCAAATTTTAAATAATGGTGAAATATGGGTAGCTGGAGGTAGTAATTTAGATACTAGTAATAATTCAATTGCGTGGTCATTAAATGGTATAACTTGGACACAAAGTACAATTAATAATAATAAAGTAGGAACTATTAATTATTTATATTGGGACGAAAAAAAATCAATTTGGATTGCAAATTGTTCAACAAATTCAATTTACATTAGTAACGATGGGAAAATATGGAATAAAACTAGTTCATTTAATTTGAATTCATTAACTTTAATTGATTACAATGGTACTTATTGGTTAGCAATAGGTAATAGTAATTCAATTAAAAAAAGTACTGATTTTATAACTTGGACTGATATTAGTGGTCAAAATGCATCAGCATTAATTACTAATTTTACTACTATAAAATGGTCTGGTAGTAATTGGATTTTAGGAGGTAATTCAAATAATGTGATATATAGTACTGATTCAACTACATGGACTTCTTCTTCATCTACTGTTACAACACCAATAACAAATATAATTGTATCTTATACTTATAATAATCCAATGTACATAGTAAATAATCAATTATTAGAAAATATTCAATCAATTATTATAAATGAAACACAAATGAAATATCCAATAACTTCTACTACACTTGTTCAATATAGTTATATAACATTTACTTTATATAAAAAAATTAGTATGGGTAAATATCAAATTTTTATTGATGAAGATACATTTAATTTTTTAGATATATTCAATTTTCAATTAGAGAATATAAATAAATTTTATTTAATTAGTAAATTTGCGCAATTTAAATTAGATAAAAAATTTGCAAATCAAAAGATTACTCCATATGTAGACCTTACAATAGATACAACAAATGTTACTACAACATTTAATTATACAGAACCTGCTGCCTTTGTACCTGATTTATACAGAAAAATTTTTGAATATATAGAATTTTATATCGGCGACCAATTAGTAGAACAATTAAATAAGGATGTAATGGAAGTTCAATATCAATTTCTCAAAGACGATAATAAAAGAAATCAAATAAATAAAATGGTTCAATCATATCAATACAATAATGGTTTTAGATTTATAGTACCGTTAGAATTTTGGTTTAGTGGTGATACAACACAAGCAATTCCATTAATTTGTTTGACTTACACATTAATATCTTTACGATTTAAAATTAGTGATTTGAGTGAATTATTAACAAATATAAACTTTACAATACCACATACTCCTGATATTAATATACAAGTAAATATAGATGGTATTATTCTTGATACAATTGAACGAGAATTATTTGGTAATTTACAACATGAATATATGATAGAAAGATTTAAATCCTATCCAGATAGTTTAGTGGCTTCTGTAAAGTCAGTATCACGAATGAAATTTAAAAATATGGTTAAAGATATATTCTTTATTACAGAAATAATTTCTACAAAAGAACCAACTTATATTAATTATACATATAAACAAGATTATTATTCGGCTTATTATAAAAATAAACGGGCATTATATGATGAATTTTTAATAACTGGTGTATATTCAACTAAAATAGGAAAAGAAAATTCAGTTGATTTTGATATTATTAAAAAAGCAATTAGTGATGTAAAATTAAATGCAGAACGTGTTGTATATTTTAATCAATCGGCAATATTATCATTATATTGGATTGTTGATATGGAATTTGTATTATTTTTAGATGGGAAATACCAAGCAAAATTTAGCACTTTGGAAGCTAGACGGGCAAATTTAGAACTATATTTTGGAAAACTTTATAATCCTATTAAAAAAGCTAATTATATTAGTCCAATTTCAACCTTAAATATTCAAAGTAGCGGTACTGATTTATTTGTAGCTCTCCCAAGTAATTATTTTAATCTTATTGTTCCATACGAAAGATATAAAACTAGTGTTGATCCTGGATTTTATGCTTATAGTTTTTCATTGTATCCTTTAGAAAAACAACCTTCTGGTCATGTAAATTTTACAATGTTAGATGATGTAGTTATTAATACAGTGAATGATAGTAGAGTTACTACAGATCCTTTTATATTGAAAACAGTTGTGAGAGAATATCAGATTTTAAGAATTATGAGTGGGATGGGGGCTTTGGCGTGGGGAGACTGATAAGCTAAAGCTTATTTCGCTTAAGCTCAACTTCGTATTGCTTTGCTAAATAAAACTTTGTTTTATCTTGTGGAAACTTCGTTTTTCGCTAAAGCTCAGCTTCGCAATGTTATGATATAATAAATTATTTAATTTATTATTTTATTATTTTAATTTATTATTTTATTATTTTATTTTATTTTATTATTTTATTTTATTATTTTATTTTATTAGGTGTATTTAATTTCGGGTTTCTCTCTCTCGCAGTTTAAAAGTTTAGTAACTTTGTTACATAAAAAGTAATTATATGAAAAATCATTTAAGAAAATATTATCTATTATAATATAAAGTTTATGTCTTTTATATGTAATTATTGTAAAAAATCCTATTCTAGTATTCAATCTAGATGTAACCATATACGCAAATTTCATACTGATAAAAAAGTGAATATAATTTCTAATGTAACAGAAAGTGTAAAAATTTGTAACAAAAATGTAACACATTGTATTAAGTGTAATTATGAATTTAATAACAGACAATCAAAATGGAGGCACGAAAAAACATGTAATCAAAAAGAGGATAAATTGGATTTAGTTTTGAAAGAAAATATAGAAATGAAAAAAGAAAATATAGAAATTAAAAAAGAAATAGAATCCTTAAAAAATATGCTTCAGAAAGCTTTAAAAATTCATCCTAAAACTTTAAATAAAATGAATAATAATGGATGCATTGTTAATAATGGCACTATGAATGTTCAATTAGTTCAACTTGGTCATGAAAATTTGGAAGATGTTTTATCAATAAAACAAAAATTAAGTATATTAAATAGACAGGCTATGAGTATAAATGATTTAGTTGAACTTATTCACACTACTCCTGAATTTAAACAATTTCAAAATGTTTGTATTACTAATCTTCAAAGTAGTTTTGGATTTATGTATAATGAAAAGGCAAAAAAATTTATAGCAGTAAATAAAAATGAATTATTGGATGACCTTATAGATAATCGTATGTATGATATTAATAATTTCTTTAAAGAAATTGAAAATAAACTAACTCCAGAAAAAGCTACTAGAGTTAAAAAGTTTATTGATAGAATGTTAAAAGAGCCAGAACTTAAGAATTTAAAGAAAGAAGAAATAAAATTAATTTTATATAATAATAAAGATAAAATTAAAATTGAAGAAAATAATAAAATTGAAATATAGTTAATTTTTATAAATAATACCCCAAACCCCCTAACCCATTAATAACCCTAAAAATATTCAATTGAATCCCATAAGCTCTGATTGTTGTAGGATTTTGATAATTTACCAACTTATTAAAATTGATTGCTAAATAAGCATCATCAATTTTACTAAAATTTAATGTTCCAGATGGTTGATAATCCAACGGATTAATACAGAAAGTAAACATATTAATACCATAAGGTGATGAAGTAAATTTATTTTGATATGTTTGTACTAAACTATAATATTCGGGTTTGCCTAATTCCATTCTATTAACTGAATTCAAAACTAAATATTCTTGTGAAATTATTTTATTTGTAGTTGTAGAAATAGGCTCCAATGAATAATTAAATAAATCATTTGCATTATAATTAGATACTAATTGAGCACGCCATAAAATTATTTTAATTGGATTGACAAATGGAATCTTGTATGAAATATTAGTTGAATAAAAAGTTTGTTCTTGTATATTTTGAATGACTGGAACAAGATATTCATGTGTATTATTTACAAAAAGAAATCTTTCACTATTATCTAAATATATATAATTTACTAATAAATAAGCTGCTTGAAGTGTTGGTGTATTGAATCTAAAATAGTCTTCATCAATTACTATTATTGATGTTGATGAAATATTTTGTTGAAATTTAGATTCATCTCCAATAATTACATAATTTGGGTCATTATTAGTAGTTGGAACTAAAAAATCATCTTTTATTTTATTGTAGTATAAATTATTATTTAATGAATCAAAATAAACAAATCTTCCAATATAAGTATTTCCTCCTACAGTTTGTCTTATTATTTCTCCTTCTTTAAATAAACAAAATGGTTCCAAAGTAGTTATATAATTAGTTGGACTTTGTAAATAACATTTATTAAAATCATTTAATTGAACATGAATTTTAATATCATTGTGAATCATAGCAACTATAGGTAATGCAATACCAGAATCTTGACAAAACCAAAAGTTTAAAGGAATATGTAAACTATACGTTGGTTTACCATTTGAATATTTAGTTAATAATTCTATATTTCCAACCATATTTGTAAGCGCTTTCTTTTTTCCAAGATTAGCAACTAATTCGCTCCATATATTTAAATAATCACCAAATTGTCTATCAATTAAAACTCCTCCAATTTCTAAATCTACATAACTTAATAAAGCAAGACCAATTTTCTTAGTCCAAGCAAATTTCTTAATACCAGTAGGTAAAACTGAATGATTTTCCATAATAATATCAGGTAATTCAACATATAAATAAATTGCACCTAATAAATCTGCATTTTTTGATAAATTAACAGTAACTCTTCTTCCGAAATCTGGTGTAGATTTAAAATATTGTGCTATTGTATCAATTGAAAAATTTGTATATCTTTTGTGTGCTATTTTGAAAAATGTTATTTCTGGTTCTGAAGATAGATAAATATTTTCTTTACCTACTGAAACCAATAATAATAATCCTAAGCCCATATTAATATAAGTTTGGAAAATTACTTTATATAAAGTTTTCTTTAATAAATAATAATATTTTAATGTATTATTATTAATTTAATTTATGTATTTACCAGTTAAAGTATTTCTTCCTGAATAAATCTGCTGGGATTAGAGGGGAAGCAGGGGGGGAGGGAGGAGGAGAGGCAAAGTTAAAGCCACCCGGGGCAACAATTCTGTCATTAGGGTTAGGGGCACTTAAGTAAGTTGGAGAGTTTGATCTCAAAGCAGGACGAGAGGCAGAGACGCTGGGACCAAATGCTGCTGCTGCTGCATTTGGGTTGGAAGCGAGACTTGAGGCAGGGGCAGAAGGGGCAGAAGGGGCAGAAGGGGCAGAAGGGGCAGAAGGGGCAGAGGCGCCACTTGATAATCTAGCATCTATAGAATTGACTTTTTCTTCAATATTTAAAACGCGGTGTATTGCATCAGTAATTGAAATTAAATCGTGAGCCTTTCTTACTTGTTTTGCTTTTAAAGTATCGTATTTGTCGCTCAAGTCTTTTAGTAAGTCAGCAGTAACAGGGCTTGTAGCTAATTCATCTTTAAATTCGGGTTTATTTTTTACTTCATTATATTTAACAATGTAATGGTAGACTTTGGTTAATTTTTCTTCAGTGTATTTGAGTTCGGATAATAATTGTCTGATACGGTTATTATCAGCGACATCAATTTGTTTATTTTGGCGTCTTAAGCTTTCAACAAAGTTATTGTAAATATTAGCAAGTTCATCGTAAGTTTTGTTGAGAATAGGTTGTTCAGCACCGCCTTTCATGGCTACAATTGTTTTTAGGGAATCAACATGTTGTATATATTTATTAAATGTGCTTCCACTGAAACCACCACCACTTTGTACTTTTACTAACATTCTAGGTGTTTTGGGTTTGATTGTTGCTGTTAATTCAATTCTTTTTTGAACGAAATTATATGATTTAGGATCAACTAATGGATTTCTAGCAGCAGTTATGAAAGACATTATAATGTGTACTAAAGGTGAGTTGGAAGATATTCTAGCTCCTGCTGCAGCATCGCCCCTAGATATTTCTGAAATCCAATTTTTATACGCATCTTTATCATCAGGCTTAATACCTAAAGTTTCCAACACTTTAAGAGCTAATGAGCTACTCATATTTTTAAAACCATTTGATAATGATGCAGTTACAGATTCAAGACTGGCTATACATGTATTTCTATTACCACCTTCTAAACAACTAGTAATTATACCAGCACATGTATTTGCATCTACACTTTCACCACAAGATTCTGCAGTTGATTCAGGTTTTAATACAGCACTTGTAGGATGATAATCTTCTTTTAAATATGCTGAAAGCGCATATCTGATACTTTCTTCAGATCTAGAATCTAACGCTGATCTTAAGTTACCTAAACTTGACATTTATATATACTAATGTTTAGAAATAAAATTTAAAAAACTAAATATTTTTTTAAAAATTTTAATCTAAAATAATATAATGATTGGTCTTAACGATAGAGTATATAGTCTCCCTGTTTATAGCTGGATTTTAATTGCTTTAGTTATATTAGTTTTCTTAATTACAACATTTTCTAGCTCAGGCGCAAATTCAAAATCTACAAACTCCGAAAATTTTGAAGAAAATTCTTCTAAAGAAAATAAAATTAAAGTATATAACTTTAATACATCTTGGTGTGGATGGTCAGTACGCTTCCAACCTGAATGGAAAAAATTTGAAAATGACATTAAATCTAAAGGCGATTTAAGTCATGTTGAAGCTCACGATGTAAAGTGTGATAATCCTGAAAATGATTTCTTATGTAAGGAATTTGAAGTAGCTGGTTTCCCTACAGTTATAATTGAAACAAAAGGACAAAGAGGCGTATATAAAGGTCCTAGAGATTCTAAAAACTTGGTAGAAACTGTACAAGGCCTTTAGATAATAACATAATTTGTTTCAATTTGTCTAGTAGCTAAATATTCTCTTCTTAATTTCTTAATTAAAATTAAAATTAAAGTTCCTATTCCAATTAAAATAAAAAAACTAATTATACCACCTATTAAATATAATAGGTGTAAAATAGAACCGTCTAACATTATTAATTATTTAGTTAAGTTAATGTTTTTTTAAATAATATTTTTAAATTATACTAATTAGTGGTTTAAAAATAAATTTTTATATTTACTATAATAATGTCAAATGCTATAGTTTCAATTAATTTTGCAGATCTCAAATATGATTTATACCAAATTTTAGGACTAACCAAAGAAGCGTCAGATAATCGTATTAAAAAAACTTTTAGAAAAGTTGTATTAGAATTACATCCTGATAAAAATAAAGATGCAAATGAAGAATTATATAATCATGTAATCATAGCCAATCAAGTTTTAACAAATAGTCAATTAAGGAAAGATTATGATGCATTTTTAGAAGATTCTCTAAAAAAAGATTCATTTTTAGATTTGAAAAATAATTTTGATTCTCAAATAAAAGAAATGGAAAAATTTTTTCCTGTTAAAGAAGAAGCAAAAAGTTCTTTCACAAATAAAATAGATGAATTAAATAAAAAACATGGTTTTAATTCTGCAAATGATTCAAAAGATATTATGAATCAATATAATAAAGTAAAAACTAATAGAAAATCTCAAATTAATATTCCTCAAGAAAGAATAACTAATACTAAAGATTTTAATTCCAAATTTGAAAATAAAAAAGAATCAGGTATTTTTGATGAACAAATTATTGTAGCTAACCCAAATAGTAATTTAGGAACATATCAACCAAATGATGGTTTAGCTACTATTGGCGATTATTCAAATCTTTATGCAGAAGATACTGTGTCTACAGGAGCTTATACAAGTCTAGATATGGCATTTAAAATTCAAAAAATAAATACAGACGTTAAAGAAAAAACTTTAGATCAGAGAATGAAAGAATATAAAAGTCAAACTACCCAATTTTCTAATAGAAATCCAAATGATTTTTCTAGTAGAAGTTTTAATGATTGGATAAATCAATAATCTAAAAATCTTCATTTATATTTATTTTGTCTAAATATCTTTGAGCTTCAGTATAACCTAAATTTATTATTTTTAATTTGTATTCCAAATTTATATTAAAGTTTGTAATATTAAATTCAGCATTTTTTATTTGAACAACATTTTTCAAATATTTTTTAATATTTTTTTCACTAATTGTATCTGCTGTAACAGATAACACCGATTGAATTAGAGTCTGAACTGAATTAATTTTGTTATCGAACGAATTTTTAACATAAAATCCAATAGTTGATTTTCTAGGACAATAATTTATTGGAAAATTATTTACCAAACCACCATCTACAAATAATTCATTATTAAATAAAACTGGAGTAAATATAATAGGTACTGATACAGAAATTCTTAATGCTAAAATAATCGATACTTCTGGAGTTTCATCTACACTAAAAACTTTTTCTTTACATGTAGTTAAATTTGTACCAACAATTATTAATTTTTTGTTAGTTAATTTATATAATTCATCAAATGTTATATCTGTTTTATTTATTTTTGATTGTAAAAATTTAATAAATAATAACTTTATTCTTTCACCATCTTGAATACCATAATTTTCAAAAAAATTAATACTGTCAATTTCACCTGTTAATTTTGTAAAATTAAAATTTATAATGAAATTTTTTATCTCTTTAATTGACCAACCTAAATTTAATAAGAAAGAAATTATAGCTCCAGCAGATGTTCCTACATATAATGTAATTTCATCTAAATTAATTATATTATTTTCAACTAATTTTTCTAAAGCACCTATAAAAGATAATCCTTTTATACCCCCTCCACTAAAACATAAAGTATTTATTATTTTTTTTTTATTTTTGAATTGTTCTACTATTGATTCTACATTTGATTCTATTATTGGTTCTACTATTGGTTCTACTATTGGTTCTACTATTGGTTCTACTATTGGTTCTACTATAGGTTCTACTATAGGTTCTACTATTGGTTCTACTATAGGTTCTACTATTGGTTCTACTATAGGTTCTACAGTTGATTCAATAGTTGGTTCTATAGTTGGTTCTACGATTGTTTCTATAGTTGGTTCTATAGTTGGTTCTACGATTGTTTCTACGATTGTTTCTATAGTTGGTTCTACGATTGTTTCTATAGTTGGTTCTATAGTTGGTTCTATAGTTGGTTTAATAATTAAATTTGCTTCTATATTATCAGAAATTTTAATTTCTTGTTTTAATATAATTTTTGGTAGTTTCTCTTTCTTTTTTGAAGAAACTTTATTTTTGTCCATAATATTATTTATATTTATTTCTTTAGATAATCATATAAGTTTTTATATTATTTTTTTCAAATTTATTATAATGGTGAAAGCAGAGAAATTAATAAAAGAACAAAAGGAAAGGGAAGATAAAAAAAAAGATACATTTGAAAAAATATTATTAAAAATAGAAAAGAAGATAATAATGGCAAGTTCATCAAATAGTTATATTACATGGTATTTGGTACCAGAATTTATTATAGGGTTACCTATGTATAATTTAAAAGAATGCATAGATTATTTAGATAAAAAATTAACTAAAGATGGTTTTAAAATAATATTATATGAACCTAATATAATTTATATTGATTGGACACCCTCAGAAAGAAAAAAAGATAATAAAAATAAATAAAACATAAATTTTATTTATTTATTTTGAGTAGTAAATAAATTAAAAAATAACATGAAACATATACCAACTAAAATGAGAACAATAATATCTCTATTTGTTTGAATAATATCTTCAAAATTTTCCAATATTTTTGGTCTAAATTGTTCTCTAATTTTAATTTGACAACTTCTACAAGTTTTTAAATGATTAACAAAGTCATTACAATAAGTATTCTTAATAGATTTTAAAGGTTTTTTGAATGTTTGTGGTTTGTTTTCATTAAAATTAACTTTAGAAAACTTTTCTATAGATTTTTTTTGAATAATTGGTTTTCTAACTTCATGTGTTTGTTGAACATTTTTGTCAAAGTTTTTATATTGTTTTGAAATATAATCATTTCGACCCCATGCTTCCTGAATTGAACAATAATTCATTATTTATACTATTTCTATACTTTAGATTTTATTATTTTATTTAAATAAAAATATCTAAACTATGTTATATGGAAAAAATACTTGATAATCCTTATGTTATTGGTACATTGACAATGTTTATATTTCTTTATACTGCCTCAATAAGACCTGACTTACCTCCTTATATAAAAGTTTTATTTACAAATCCTATTTTTAGAGTGTTTGTTTTGTTTTTAATTGTAGTAAGAGGAAATAAAAACCCATTATTTGCTTTAGCAATTGCTATTGCATTTGTAACTACATTAACTTATTTAGGTGAACAACAAGCTAAAGAAGCATTCGCATCTGTGAACAATACAATTTTAGAGAATAATGAATCTTTAGAAAATGATGAATCTTCAGATAATAATGAATAAAATATATAGGCTATCACTATATTTATTTATTTTTTTAGAAAAAAATAAATAAAAATATCTAAAATATGTTATATGGAAAATATATTTAATAATAAATATTTTGTTGGTATACTAACAATTTTTATATTTCTTTATGCAGCAACAATAAGACCTGATTTACCTCCTTATATTAAAGTTTTATTTAAAAATTCTATTTTTAAAACATTTATTTGTTTTTTAATTGTTGCAAGAGGAAACAAAAACCCATTATTTGCATTAGCAATTGCAATAGCATTTGTAACTACATTAACTTTATTAAACCAACAAAAAGCAAAAGAAGCATTTGAAAAAATATCTAATGAATAATTGTTGTGCGTTAATTTAAAGAAAAGTTAATTATATAATAATATAATATGCCTGATTCTGATACATCATCTGAAATAAAAGTAAACTATTATGATAACAATGGAAAAATAGAAAACAAATCAGAAACAAAAAAAAGTTCAGATACAGATTATTATTTTAATATGTTAGCTAATCAAAATAAAACTGTAGCTGATAAAGTAGAACAATCTTCATCATCTGATATTGCACATTCTGAATCTAGTTCTGATTCTTCTAAAAGAACTTCTTCTGTTAAAAAACATCATTCTACATCGGATTCAACAGATACTGATACATCTAAAAAGAGTAAGAAATCAGAAAATAGTTCAAAATCAAGAAATAGATATGAAACAGTAAATTTTGGTACAGTTCCAAATTCTCCACCTAAAACATTTACACCTGCATCTGCACATAAACCTTTTAGTTCACCATCTATTATATCAACAGCAAATGTACCAAAACAATTAACGCCTCAAGAAACTAGAATGAAGAAAATTGAATTATTAAGAAAATTATCAGAGATTAAATCAAAAGGATTTTCTTTAACAAAAGAATATGATTTTAATTCATCTTTAGAAGAAATGGAATATGAATTTGAATTATTAAAAAGTTTTGTAGATAAGAGAAATGGTATCAAAGTATATAAAAACATTCTATTAAATGGTGTATCAATTATGGAATTTTTAAATGAAAAATATGATCCTTTTGATTTTCATTTAGAAGGTTGGGGAGAACATATGTCTGTTGAAGTAGATTCATATGATGATGTATTAGAAGAATTATATGAAAAATATAAGGGTACAGGTAAATCGATGCCTCCTGAAATTAAATTATTATTATTATTAGTGGCATCGGGTAGTGCTTACCATTTTTCTAAATCACAATCATCTATTCCAGGATTAGAAGCTGCTATTAGTAGAAATCCAGAACTAATAAGTAAATTATTAAATCCCCAAAAACCAAAATCACAATTTATGACTGAACAAGAAATCAGTATTATAAAACAAAGAGAATTGATTCAACAAAAAGAAAAGGAGTTAAAACAAAAACAACAAAATAGAACTGCTACACCAGCCATGAATATGTCACCACAACCAATGTCTTTCATGCAAACACCTAAACAAAATAATTCTTATATGAATCCACCTAACATGCCTTTACCAAATCCTACAATGATGCAACCAGAAGCTGCAAATCAAAGTCGTGATAAAATATTACCAGGAGGAGTACCAGAAATAAGAGCACCTGGTAATGTTCACGAAATATTAAATAGAATTAGAAATCAGAATCTAGCAGCAAGTCATACAGATACAAATGATTCAACATCAAATAATGATAGATTAGTATCTGATATGAATTTATCAGAATCTAAACGGGGAAAGAAAGGTAAGAAAGTTATTTCTATTCCCTCTATTTCTATAAACGTCTAAACATATTCTTCAAATATTCTTCCTTTAAATATTTATAAAAATAAATTTAAAGAAAGATTAACATATTAATTAAATGTCAGAAAAACAAGATAATATTATAGTTTTAAAAAAGAGAGGCAGGAAACCAAAAAATAAAATACCAGAAAATAAAGCTTCTGAAGTAGAAATAAACTCAGAAGAAGAACCAATTATTGTACATTTACCTATTTCATTAGACGATGTTGTAAATGTGTCTAATGATGATAGTTGTTCACAGAATAAAATATTTATAAAATCAGAAAAAGATTTATTGAAACAACCGAAAGTAGTAATTAATAATCCAATTGGAGAAGAACAATTATTAAAACAAATTAATCAAAAGTTAATGGAAACAGAAAAGATATTTATGTTAGGCAAGAGTGTAAATAAAGTAAATGTACATAATATTAAATTTAAACAAGGAACAAAGTGTTTATGGTGTAAACATACATTTGATACTCCATCGGTAGAACTACCTGAAGATTATTTCAATTTAACATTTTATTGCACAGGTAATTTTTGTTCATGGAATTGTGCTAAATCATTTAATATTGATATTAATGATTCTGCTACATGGAAGAGAGAATCATTATTAAATTTAATGTATTTTAAAACATATGGTGAATTTAAAGAAATAGTACCAGCTCCTTCGTGGTTAATGTTAGAAGATTTTGGTGGTTTATTAAATATTAATGAATTTAGAAAATTATTTGAGTATAATAATAAAGATTATTTAGTATTACATCCTCCTCTTATTACCAGACAATTACAAATTGAAGAGTCGTATAAAAAATCAAATAACAATAATATGATGGCGAATAAATTAGAAAATATTTACGATGGTGATTTGGTTTTAAAAAGAAATAAACCAATTGAATCAAATAATTTTAATTTAGAAAAGACTATGGGTTTAGTAAGAAAGACCAAAAAATTTGAGGCTATTGCTAAATAATTATATGTTACATGTATTTAATAATTATATGTTACAGATGCTAAATAATTATATGTTACAGTTGCTAAATAATTATACTTTTCTTTTTAATTCTAAATATTTTCTTTTATATTTTAAATATTTTTTCTTAAAATCGCTACTTTTTTTTAATTTAATATTACCACCTTTTAAGATAATATTATCCCTTTTTTTATAAATTTCCATTGTTTCGGTTATTTCTTTTTTACTTCCAGGAAGTATAGATAAAAATAACCTAGTTTCATTTATAACAGGTTCTGAATGTATTCCACAATTAAATTTATCTTCAATTGTTTCAGCTATAAATATTGCTCCTTGATTGTTTTCTAGTTGAATACGAGAACCTTTTATCTCTCCCTCCATTTTTTTTCTATATTCAATAGTATTTGCCCAATTTTTTTCTATTTCAATAAATGATTTTCTTTCTTCAGGAGTAGTTTTAATAAAAAGTGTCCCTGGACCTTTAAATACTGTTGCAAATTTTGAAATATCATCTCTGGTTTCAAATCCTTTTTGTCTACCATCGCAATGCCATCTAGGAATATCAAATTCGTCCGTAGGTGGAAAAGTTTTAATAATTAAAAAATAATCTTTCTTATTATAACCTTTCATTACAATTTTAATAATTTTCTTTATCAGATTTGAAATTATTATTACTTTATCTTTGGTATTATCACCAATTTCACCGATAAAGTTTTCTAAATTATCTAAATTATTATAGGTACTAAAATGTATAAATTCATATATTTTATCTGTATTCAAATTAAGAGTATCTATAGCATCTTGTTCTTCTTTACTATATTTAATATCAAAAATTTTAAATTGTTTTTCATCACTTTTAAGATATGACCTAATATTTTTAGATGATAATTCCATTATATAAAAATATAAAAAAAATTGATAAATATAAATTATAATAATTAATGTATATTTATATGTCAAATTTAACAATACCGTTTTATGCAAATCAAAAACCACAAGATAATGAACTTGTTTTAGTAGTACTTACTGAAATAAGTGAAGAAGGTAGTAATTTTCAAGGAAGATTAGTAGAATATCCAGTTAATGCATTTCTTCGTTTTGAAGATGCTACTAAAAAAAAAAGAGTAACTAGTTGGAATAATATTGTTCCATTAAATAGAGATATTATAGCAAGAGTTGATAATATTAATTTTTCAGATGATACTGTGCAAATTTCATTAACTTATATGGATGAAAAAGATAAGAATGATGATAAATTTAAGAAAAATAAATCATTAGTTTCATTAGTAAAAAAAATTATATTTGAAATGAATAGTGGTTTTACTATTGATGAAGTAATTCCAGTTTTTAATGATATATGGAAAAAAATATTTTATAAAATTGATTTGAAAAGAATAGAAGAATATGAATTAGATGAATTACCAACTCTATTAGACTATTGTATTCAAGAAATAGATATGTTGGAAACTGTATTTGAAGAGGATTTAATTTTTCATGAAAAATTTAAAGAAAGTTTAAATCAATTAACTTCAGAAAAAACTCATAAATTAATATCAATTATTGGTATCATTTCAAATGGCGGTGTATCAAATACTATTAAATTACTTGAAAATATTTTAGTTAATATTACTCATCAATATTCATTAGTATATGATTATTATAAAGAAAAAGATAAGAAATCTTATCCTGTATTTATTTTCGAGACATCATCTGTTGATTCTAATGAAATAAATCATACAGCTTTCGTTAATAATTTAGAACTTGCAGCTTCTAATTTAAATTCCAAATCATTTATTAAAACTTTTCAAAAATGTAAGAAAGTTATTTAGATTTCAATATCAACCTTTAATTTATTATCTACATTTATAATATTTTCTTCAACATTAATAGATATTAATGGTTTTGATATAATTGGTTTTGATTTTTTTACTTTTTTAATTGGTTCAGAAACTTCTATATGTTTTTCTTCTTTATCTATAGTTTTAATTGGCTTTTCTTTTTTTGTATAAACTTTTTCTTTATCATCTAACTTTATATTCATTTCAAAATAATATGCACCTTGTAAAAATGCATCGGCTAAATCATCCTTCTTCTTATGAGAGTTGAAATCATTTAACCAAAAAGGTAGATGCTTAACCATTTCCTGTGTATACTTAACAGCCAAACTTTTAGTTAATTTATAAGCCTTAGAATCTTCTGAATCAGCTTTTAATTTTACAATTTGTTGAGTTTCACCATCTGAAGCTAATTTAATTTTATTAGACGGAGACATAAATTTTACTTTTTCAATATTTGATTTTGTAATTGCTTTATCTACCATTCCTCTAATCATGTAATAATCATAAATAATTCCTGAAATACTTTTCATTCTAGGATTTTTAAAAGATGGTTGATTTTCTATTACAACCACTTTGGCATCTAATAAATGTTTTCTAGCTTCTAATTCCATAACTAATTTGAGACGGGTGTCGTCAAAGTCAAGGTTAGCTACACAAGTTTTTTTAATTTTCTTAAGTTTCATATCTGCGGTCATTTTTTTATAGATACTCTTTGCATGAGTACCGCAAAAATTATTACCACTTAAATCCTTGATTAAACAATTCTTGTCACATTTACTTTCATTACTTAAAACATAACTACAACCATTTATTTGTTTTTTATCTAAAGTTTTAAAATAATCATCATAAGCAAATGGTGTTGTTAATAAATTTTTAGAATGTACTTTGCAATAATATTTATCTTCTTTACCTCCTTGCATCCAAGTCGCATTTTTTTTACAAACATCACATTTATGACTTTGTCTATCAGCTAAATCTATAATAGCCCAATCTGTGATATCCCATTTATATTTACCATCTACTAATTTTTTTGATAATAAACAATAAGCCAAGTGAATTATACCAACATCAAAAGATAATATTTGTTCCATTATTTCGTTTAACATAATTATTATATTATAAACTCATTCTTTAAAAAAATTGTTACAAAAAATGTTAAAATATATATATATTTATAGTAATGTCATTAGAGCTTATAATTGGACCCATGTTTTCTGGTAAATCGACAGAGTTAATCAGAAAAATA